GGAAGTCCTGTAGCATTTTGGCCTAATGGTTCATTAGTAGTATGTTCATGTGTTCCTCCTTATGGTTCCCAAGGAATAAGATGGATAGATGATACTATTCATCCTGGTGATGAATCTATTGCTAATCCAATAGAAGGAATATATCAATATACTACTCTTGCTGGAATTAAAGTAGGTCAAGGTGGAGATGGGATACATGGTGAAGACCCAGCAGTTATTATATTTGAAGGTATTCGATATCTTCTTGAATCAGGAATATGTAGAGTAGTTAGATTTAATTATGACTGGATTGAAGGTAAGTTAGCAATATGTTTTTGGAAAATGAGTTCAAATAGTAATGTTCGAATACGTTTAGATATTGCTGATATTTTAACATTAACTCAATTTCCATTAAATCCATTTGATCCTATTGTAAAGATTAATAAACCTTGTTGGTTAGGATGGTATGAATTTAATCAACCTCCTTCATTATTACCTCCAGGAAATGCATTAGTTAAGATTAGGTATGATGTTTCTGGTTCGGTAATAAAACTTAATGGAACTCAATTCGCTGAATACATTGATGGACCTACAGTAGAAAATATAGAGACTCGCGCGCTAGCAAGTCCTTGGCCATGTATAGTTTATTGGGACGGTAGGAATTGGCCTAAATATCCTGTATTAAAGAGTAATGATTGGCTAGGATTACAAGCATATTGTCAAGTAGGAGAACCAATCGCGCTATTTGAACAAAATATGCGAGCGCAAATTAATGCGGCTAGGGTTCAACATCGAAAAATTGGATTAATCTGTCAGTGTTATACTTCTAATTCTTCATTGACATCTAATATTAAAGGATTAGTTCCTGTATTCGCTCGATTAGCAAGAGATTATACTGAAGTAAATTTTCTACTTGTATTTAGTGATCAAAATAGGGCAACAGGATTAAATGATCATCCTGAAGTAAGACCATCTTGGGAATTGTTATATAATGGTATTATAGGTGAACCACCAATGAGTGATCCTGAAATTCTTCCTGAAAATGTATTCCTTACTCTTCAGCAAGAGCGCGCTAAATTACCTACTCCATTAGGTGATCGTGGTGCAGAATTAATGAACTCAGTTGCATGGATTCATCGTAATGAAGGTTGGGGATTAGAATTTAAAGGTGGTGGAACGGTATGTTTGCAGCCTAAAACTAATATTACTTGTGGTTGTGAAATTTTAAGATTACAAGAATCAGGTTATGCTGTATTACAAGATTCAGAAGGTTTAGCTATTCCTCAAAGAGCAGAAAGAGGAGATGCTGAACCTAGTAGATTTAGAGTAGCCGTAGATCCTGGGACTGCACCAGGTGTTATGAATGTTGTTATTATTGATTATGATAAAGATGTCCATCGAGGAGATCCTAATGGTATGTTAATTAGATTTGATGTAACATCACCTTATCCTATAGTAGAAGTAGAATTAGATTTAGTAGGTGATGGTGAGCCATCAATTATTATTAAATTCCTTGATGAACCGCGCCGGGATGGAAGATATTGTAGGGCTTTAGCTTTTAAACCTACTGTTAATGGTGATTGGATTCTTCAAGTAACCGCGAAAGATAATCAAGGTAATACAGCAGAAGCAACAGGTAATGTTCCAGTTCATGTTTCTCCTTAGGAGTAAATTATTATGGTTGGACAAGTTACACTTACTGCAAAAACAGGCGCGGGTGTTCAGGTTACTGCTCAAGTAATTACAGGAGTATCTGGATTAGTATTTAATCTTGTTAATGGAACTTTAGGTATTAGTAGGAATGAAGCTGAACCTGGTTCATTTGAACAATTTTATGATTTAACGGGGGTTGCAACAGTAACATGTTCAATTTCAGGAACTACTTATACTTGGGTTGTATCTTAATAGTTTTATTATCAGGATGTTCAGCTCGATATAAATTAATTCGAGTAGAGCGCGTAGGTCCTGTTGAGGCTGAAATATGGAAAGATACAAATAATAACACATGTGAAAGACGTGTATATTTAGATTCATATTATTATCGTGGAGTAATCAAGTGTGAGTCTCAATCCAAATGAATGGCGACCGACAAGGAAGCAAGCTACATTTCTAGCATTACCAACTTGGATTAAAGAAGCAACCTTAGGAGGGGGCGCTGGTTCAGGAAAAACTGACGTTCTCCTCCTTTATGCAATTATACGTAAGTGGCATCTTAATCCGCGTTTTAAACAGGTATTTTTACGTAGGACATCACCTGAATTAAAACGCGAGGTTATGCCAAGAAGTCGAGATATATATAGAAAGTTTGGGGCAACATTTAATCAGACAGATATGTTATGGACCTTTCCAAGAGAAGATCAATATGGAACAGGAACATCAACTAAATTAGGTGGACGTAATGAAGGAGCAATGATCTTTTTAGGTCATTGCGAAAATGAAGATGATGTTCATATATATGATTCGATGGAAATTAATCTCTTCACTCCTGAAGAGTTAACTACACTTACTGAATATATATACCTTTATATTGGATTTGAACGAACGCGCGCTCCATTAGGTTCAGGATTACCAGCTATAATTAGGTCCGCCGCAGTAAGTGGTGGTATTGGACATAGTTGGGTAAGACAAAGATTTGTTAAACCTTATGAAGAATTAGGCCATCCATTAAATCCGGATGATAATATTATTATTGAAGGTAGGGGTGGGAATAAAAGATTTTATATTCATGCTACTGCGATAGACAATGAATACTTAGATCCAGATTACGTTAAATCTCTACAGGCTCTACCTGAAGCTGAAAAGCGCGCTAAATTATATGGCGACTGGGATGCATATCTTGGACAGGTATTTGAGGAATTTAGAGATAGAAAATATCCTGATGAACCAGAGGAAGCTATTCATGTTATCGAACCTTTTGACATCCCTTCCTGGTGGCCTCGTATATTTGTTATTGATTGGGGGTATTCGGCCCTTACGTATGTCGGATTTGCTGCTATCAGTCCTTATCGTAGGGTTTATATTTATCGTGAGTTATATTGGAGAAAGACCAAAATTGAAGAATGGGGAGCATACGTTAAACCATATATCCAAAAAGAACAACCTAAACTCATTAGGGTATGTAAGTCAGCCGGACAAAATAGAGGAGAGGATCATACAATCCAGCAACAGATTGAGACTGCATTAGAATGTCCGGTGGAATTAACGGCTAACTCGCCTGGTTCTAGATTAGCTACTAAAGCTCTCCTTCATGAATACCTTAGATGGAAAAGTAAGTATGTTCCTGTTAAGGATGAAATAGCGCGAGTTTATAATGAAGAGCGCGCTTTCTGGATTTTACGTAATAAAGGGATTATTGAATATAAAGCATATTTAAATTCCTTTAATCCCATGGAAGTTGAAAGATTACCTAAGTTACAAATATTTGGTCCAGGACATGGTAATCCGGGATGTCCAGTATTAACTGATGCAATTAAAGCTGCATCATACGATAAGAAGAAAACTACTGGTAAAGCAGCAGAAGATGTGGCGGAATATGATGGCGATGATCCTTATGATGTTGTTAGGTATATCGTGGATGCAGCCGATAGATTCATGGAAGATGCGAAAGAAGAAATGGCTAAGGCGCAAAAACAGGAAGAACTATTAGCATCATTAGAAAAAACACAAGATTATACTTCATTCTATATGAATATGAGACGTATCGAAGCAAGACCAACAAGCAATTCAATAGATCGTTATCATGGACGTAGGAGGCATTAATGCCATCAGCAGAAGTTCAGTTAATTCAAAATAGTTTTACTGTGAAATGTGATTTAATCATATTTGCCGGTAAGGATGAAACATCTGAACAATTAGCTAATAGGAAAGATGATTTCATTAAACATCTTAATCGTCATATAAGTAAAATGGGTGTAATTAAGGAGGTTAGAGATGTTCAAGTGGTTACATCACCTACTTAATCCTCATTGTTTGCATTGTGTTGAATTAATTCGAGAAAGTAAGATATGTCAATCTTGTGAAACTCTTCGTAGTCAATTAGCGGAGAGTAATTATGAGAAGAAACAATTACTAGCGAGAGTATTAAATTCTTCTCATGTAATTCAAGCAGAAAAAACTGTTGAGCAAGAAGAAGAACCACTTAGACATATTCCTCCTAAGCATCTTCCTTGGCCTGCAATGAGAGCGCGCTTAGAAGAACAAGATAGATTAAAGGCATTAGAGTTAGATAAAGAAAAGGCTATTCGGGCAGATATTGATAAACGTAATGCCGAATTGGAAAAGGAAGTATTAGGAGAAGTAAACCATGCCTAATAGTATTGGACCTTCAATGGGATTCTTAGATAAATTATCCCAACGTCTTAAAGGTCAGAGATCATCTATGAATATGCCAGGTAAGGATGTTGAACTACCTGATGAGAGACCTAAGAAAAAGAAGAAATTTGGATTTGTTGAATCTGGTAGTAAAGCTGATCAGATAATGTCAGGTTTTAATAAGTTAAGAGAACTTAGCAAACCAAGGTAGTATGCCTAACACTGACCTTACAGAAGATTTGAAGCAAAAGCTAGGCACAATCCTTGATGCTATAGATAGAGAGGATAGTGTTACGCGCGAGCGACAAATCCGTAAGTATAGATACTTTAAATTACTTTGGGAAGGTTTCTCTCAGACATGGTGGTCGTCAACGGCACATGATTGGAGAGTATTTGACTCTAATTCAGTATTAGGCGATAATCAAGGTAGCTACTATGATAAGCCTATTAATGTCTTTAGAGCTTACCTTGAGTCTATTATTGCTGCTCTTTCTATTACCGTTCCTCCTGTCACTTGTTATCCTGATGATGCTACTAATCCCTTGGACTTGGAAACCGCGAAAGCCGGGGATAAAATAGGGCAATTAATTTATAGACATAATAATGTAAGTCTTGTATGGTTACACGCGCTTTATATTTATTGCACTGAAGGTCCGGTATTCGCCTATGCATATCCTAAAGAAGATAAATCATATGGGACTTATGTAGAAAAGTCTTATAAAGATGAAGAAGAACAGAAGTATGTATGCCCGCATTGTCAGATGCAAATAGATGATGCGGTTATGGCTGGAGCTCCGCCAGAATTAGTTGAAGATATAGAAGGCCAGAATCAAGGATTTACGAACGAAGTAAAAGATCAATTCCAACCTGATGATGTAGATGCCGAATTACAAAATTTGATTCAAAATGAAAACATGATTGTGTGTCCTCAGTGTGCAGCTGAGTTAGACCCAAACATGGAGAAATCTGTATTTGTCATTAGGAAATTAGTAGGTGAAACTACTAAACCTAAAACAAGACAGTGCATTGAAGTTTATGGTGGTCTATATGTTAAGATCCCTAATTTTGCAATGTTACAGAAGGATTGTCCTTATCTTAGATTCTCTTATGAAACACATTACGCTTGTGCAATTGATAGATATCCCGAATTAAGAAAGACTGGTAAATTAGGACCTAATTGGGGTGGGCGCGGTCCTGATGATCCATATGAACAGTGGGGGCGTTTAAATACTCAATATAGGGGTGAGTATCCCGATTCTACTGTTACAGTTAATAATTACTGGATTCGTCCAGAAATGATAAATGTTCTTACTGATGAGAGAGATATTGAACAATTAAAGAAAGATTATCCTAATGGTATAAAGGTAATTAAGATTAATGATAGTGTAGTTTCAGCAGAGAATGAATCATTAGATGATTGCTGGACTATTACTCAAAATCCTTTATCTGATTATCTTATTCATGATCCTCTCGGTGAGTCATTAGTATCTGTTCAGGATATTACAAATACATTAATATCGTTAGTATTACAGACTATCGAGCATGGAATTCCTCAAACATTCGTATCTCCTGCGGTTTTGAATATAGACCAGTATGGACAGACGGAAGCTACACCTGGGGCTATTACGGCTACTAAGGCTAATTTTAATAAGCCGCTTAGTGAAGGATTTTTTGAGATAAAGACTGCTACTCTTTCTCAAGAAGTAATGCCATTTGCTCAACAAATACAGGAAATGGGTCAATTAGTTACTGGCGCGCTTCCTTCATTATTTGGTGGGCAAATAGATGGTTCTAAGACTGCTTCTGAGTATTCAATGTCTCGCGCCCAAGCATTACAGAGACTTCAGAATACTTGGAAGATGTTTACTATTTGGTGGAAAGAAATATTTGGTAAAGTCATTCCTGCTTATATGGAATGTTTGAAAGAAGATGAAAAGTTTGTTACAAAGGGAGAACAGGGGGATTTTCTTAATGTATATATTAAGAAAGCTGAAACTCAGGGTAAGATTGGTAATGTTGAGTTAGAAGCTAATGAAAATCTTCCCATTACATATAGTCAAATTAAAGATATTGTAATGAAAATGTTTGAGCTTAATAATCCTGAAATTATGGAAGCTCTTGCAAGTCCTGAAAATTTACCTATTCTTAAGAAAGTATTAGGATTAGATGCGTTTGTAATTCCTGGTGAAGCAGATAGACAGAAGCAGTATGAAGAAATTAAGGAACTATTAGCATCAGAACCTTTAATGGTTCCTCCTGATCCTAATATGATAGAACAAGTAGTTCAATCAGGGCAAGAAATTAATCCTCAGATGATGGAACCACAAGAACAACCATCAGTTCCAATTGATCCTGATGTAGATGATCATAATATTGAGGCATTTATTTGCAGAACATACTTAGTATCTGACGCAGGTAGATATGAAAAAGTAAAGAATCCAGCAGGATATCGTAATGTGCTTCTTCATATGAAGGCTCATCAACAAATAATTCAACAGCAACAGATGCAACAAATGCAGATGCAAGCTATGATGGGTGGACAGCAAGGTCAATCTAAAGATAAAGAAAAACCAAGCAATAATCCAAAGGAACAAGTAAATGCCTGATGATGTCGTTGAACCACAATTAACAACTGAAGAAATTATCTTTGCTGATGACCCAACAGATAAAGATGAGCCTCTTGAACTTCCTGTCGAAGAAAAGATTGAAGAAGTTAAGAAGGAAGATAAGGAAGATAAAGAACCGGAAATAGAGATTAAGGATGACGATGAATTTAATATTGTCACTCCTGTAAATCGTAAAGAAATTCTTGCGGCTTATCCTGATTTATATAAAAAGTTTCCGTTTATTGAGACGGCATTATCTCAACATAAACAATTAACAGAACTTCTCCCTACTATTGACGATGCTAAAGAAGCTATGGAAAAGGCTTCTGCATACGATACTTTATACACAGAGGCAATGGATGGTAAGACTGAATCCATTCTTACTGCTATTAAAGAAGAAGATGTCGAAGCATTTAATCGTTTAGTAGATGACTATCTTCCTACTCTAGCGCGCGTTGATGAGAGAGCATTTCATCATGTTATAGGTAACTTATTCAAAGATACCGTATCGCGTATGTATGCTGAAGCGCGTGATACGAAAAATGATGCTCTAGAATCCGCGGCTCATTTACTTCATCAATGGATATTTGCTACAACTAAATGGACTCCTCCTTCTACTTTAGCTAAGCCTAAGGAAAAAGTTGATGAAATTAAACAGAAGGAAGATCAATTTGTTCAGGAAAGATTTCATGTTACTTTATCTGACCTGAATACTCGTGTAGGTAATGTATTAAAAGCTACAATTGATACCAATATTGATCCTAATAAAGCAATGACCCCTTTTATTCGTAAGCAAGCTGTGAGAGAGGCTTATGAATCTTTAGAAAATTTAATTGCTAATGACAAAGGCTATCGCGCTATTAATGATAGACTTTGGGCCAATGCTTTTAAAGCTAATTTTAGTCAAGACTCAATTAATAAAATTCGCTCAAACTATCTAGCAAGAGCTAAATCTCTATTACGTCCTGTTCTAGCTAAAGCGCGAACGGATGCATTAGAAGGTCTTAATATAAAGGCCGAACCTGACGGGAAAGATAAACGTGGTAGATTACCAGTAGGGAAATCCGCATCCCAAAATAATTCAGGCGGCAAATCAACTGATTCAGCTATAAAACCGGGTGAAAGCACCTATGATTTTTTAATGAGAGATTAACTATGGCAGTTGTTGAATCTAATGTAAATGCATTAGAGCTTGAAAAGGTCGTTCCTAAGATTGCAAAAGCATTTGAGCAAGATGATAAATTTTTCTCTAATATTAAAAAGAGAGAAGTTCAGAAAATATCAGCTCGTCAGATGCGTGTTCCTATTGCATTACGGCCTGGTGGTAAGTTCAAGTATTATAATGCAGATGGTGGTGGGTTGGGTCGTGGTGGTGGTCCAACGTGGGATAAGGCTGTAGTTAGTTGTGTATTCGTTGCAGAAGCAATTGAATATACCAAACTAACTGAATGGGCAACTGATAGTGATGCAAAAGCTATTCAGAACGCGCCCAAGAAGATGATTGCTGACACATTAGATGAATTACGTCGGCAGTTAGATTCTCAGATGATGCAGGATGGTAGGGGTGTATTAGGAACAGTTACTACTGATACCCCCGCAGGTGGTTCTAACGTATTAGTCTTAACTACCGATGGATTCGGTGCAAGATTAATGCGTTATCAGCAGGATGTTCAGGTATTCGATTCAACTCTGGTTACAAATAGAGGAACTGCTACAATTACGCAGTGGGATGTTGAAAATAATTCAATTTCTCTTACTCCTCAAATCGCTGGAGTTGTTGCGGGTGATTTGTTAGTGGCTGATGGTATTGCATCTCCATTATCTTTACCTGCTATTTATGGAGTTCCTTACCATCACAGCAATGCGTCTACTGGCACATGGTTAGGATTTCCGCGCTCTACTACACCTGAAATTCGTGCATCTAGGGTTAATGGTAATGCTAATGCGTTCGCTTTACCTTTAGCTCGTCTTGCTATCAATAAGATTGGTAATAGGACTGGAATTGATAACAATTTCGTTCCTAATGCATGGATGCATCCAGCGCAGGTTCAGGCGTATGAAGAAATTGGTCAGCTAGTTAGTTACATTCAGAAGCAGCCAAAAGATGAATCATTAAATCTGTATTTCGGTGGACAAATGCAGATGGCTGGTTCTACTGTTAAGCAGTCATTTAACTGGGATAAGCGACGTATTGATTTTGTTACGGATAGCATTTGGGGTCGTGGGGAAATCCTTCCAATTGGATTCTACACTTCAGATGGACGTAATATTTTCGAGATTCGTGACGCAGTTGGTGGCGTAGCTACTGCTGATATTTTCTATATGACTGTTGGTATGCAGGCATTTGTTAGCAATCCCGCTGCATGTGCATATATTGACAATCTGGCAGTTCCTGCTGGTTATGTGAGCTAGAAAGGAGGTTAATATGAGTGACTTAAATTGGCAAGAAATTAGCCCAGTTCAAAATGAAGCTGGTAAAGGAGTCAGAACTATTGCCTCCGCAGCTACTATTTCTCCTACTACTGGATTAACTGTTGTTACTGGAACTACGCAGTTGGTTACTATTGTGCCACCTGTTAGTGGTTTCCATGTATTATATCTTCAGTTTACTGGTGCAATGGGAGTATTTTCTACAGCAGGTAATATTTTAGTTGCTGCTGATCCTGGTGTTGATATTCCTGTTGCAATGTATTACAACCCATTGACAGGTAAATATATTCCAGGTCCTATCAGTTAATTAATCAGACATGAGGGGGTGCGCATCTCTTTTTTACGCACATTTTACTCTGGTCTAATTTAGACTGTCCTTTATGGATGGAGTGATTCAATGCCTGGAAATGAACAGTTTGGACGCGGTAATGTTTGGGCATCATTAAAGTCTTTATTTAATATTGATGCCGGTTGGTATGTATTTGCTGGAGTTCCTGTTAGTGGAGCGGCAGGAACTTATTTTGGTAAGGCGGGTTTAGGGGCTAAATTATTAGATTCTACTTCTGGAGTCTGGTATGTTAATTTAGGCACTAGAGCA